CGAGGGGGCGTTGGCGCAATGTACTCTCCTCTAACGAGGCTCTTTGATTGATAACCAAAGAGGAGCATTGCGAGCACCAAATCAATGGTGTTTCCACGGGCATTAGAGTTACCTGAGTAAACTCTTTTAGCCCCATGGACTTCGGTTCATGCACTCTACTACTGGCGGCATAGCCGCTCCATAACCAGGAGCGATCATATGTCAAAACCAGTACGACCGGCCGTAAGCACTAAGCAATTAGCGCCCATAACCACCCACGTTATTGCATCACCAACGTGGTCCCCAGGCTCCTTAAACCACTTCTTCGGTACTGAGGTTCAGACCGGAGTGTGGCACGAGGAAGCTGAGTCTACGAACAACCCTGTTCGTAGTGATGGTACACGAGCTCCGTCCAATTACTACGCGAACCACATCGTGGTCAGCAATAGTTGGGCGGCGACACAGACTTCCGTTTCCTCCGGTTGGTTTTACCACCGTAGTGGAAGTAGTCCTCGTATGGCCCGCTTTGGGCCTAACCCATCGTATGCCGATATACGTGATTTCTTCGTAAAGTCGGTAGGGGTGGCTGTAGAGAACCAAGCAAAGACTAAGTTTTTAAACAATCTCGCTGACCGTAAAGGACAGGGAGCAGTCGAGCTTGGGGTAATAGCAGGGGAGTTCCGTGAGACAGTGCATGAAACATTAGCACTGGCTAACGGGCTTTACATGGCCCCGAGAAGTATCGGGAATAAGATTGCCATGTTACCTGGGGATGTCAGGCGAAACCTGCAACTCGTGGAGAAGTACGGCCGACGTGATGCGCTTAAGCGTATCGCGAAGAAGGATCGTACGAACCTCGAGTTTGTGATTAATGCCTGGATGTCTTATCAGCTGAGTATAAAGCCGTTAATACATGACTTAACAGATGTTGCCTCCTATTTGGGAGCAGCAGTTGCTGCAGATACTAATTCCCTTGCCGTAACGGTGAGGGGTGGTGCTACCGGGACTTACAACTATGATGTCCCGCTTGTTCAAGCGGGTCTGAATGGGAGTGCTGTTGATATTGATGCATTCATGCTGCAATCGGTGAAAATCGATTACGCATGTCGGTACCGCATACCAGCTCGTGCTACGCCCTTCGAACAGCTCGGTTTAGATAACCCTGCTTACGTTGGGTGGAACCTCGTTAGATACTCCTGGCTAGTTGATTACGTGTTAAACGTAGGAGATTGGTTAAGGAGCATGACGGCCAGCAATAATACCCAGTTTATCGAGGGTACTGTCAGCCGCAAACGAGTTGTCACCTGTGAACGCTTAAAATCGCGTCCAGTGTCTGGGGTGACGTTGATTGAGGACCCGGCAAAACCGGCTCTCTTCTTTGACGCACAGCTTTTCGAAAGACAGGTTCTATACTCTGGTGTAATGCCAGCAGCATTCCCCGTGGCAAAGTTAGATATGGGTTTAACCCAACTCGCGAACGCTCTCTCCGTGCTTAAGAACTTCGCACGGTAGCTGAGATAACTTCACTCAACTAGGACACTTAAATGTCTACTATCGTTCTTGACGGTATCAACTATGTCGGCAACGGCATCACCAATGGTGTGAACCTGTGGCAGGACCGCTCGACCGGCGTTGTAGCCGGTTTCTCGGACCTAACCGCTTCGGTTAACATCACCAAAACAAAGGTGAACGCGTTGTCAAAGATCCGAGAACCCATCCTACAAGGGGTGGACTCGGCCTGTGCCTGTGAAGGAGCTGTTCTTCGGACCAACTACTTGGACGTTAACGTCCGGTTCGACGCATCAGCAACCCAAAAGGATCGGGACACCATGTGGCAGAAGGCAAAAGATTGGGTCAATAGCGCGCAGTTCGCTGCGTTAGTTAAAGACCTTAATCCAAATACTTAAGCCAGTTTCAACGCCCCTCGTTTTAAACAAGGAGTCATGGTATGAAGGAAGCTCAGTTGGCCCTATCAGGGCCTAGCTCGTCCGCTCGGTTTCACTACAGTTGGGTCGATTCCTCGACCCCTGAGTGGACGCGTAGTATTCCACCGATCCCGAGTAAGTTGCTTGCAAGGTTGCATAAGGCTCTCAGGGAATGTATCCCAGCCTTAGCAAATGGAACGCAGCTGTCCAGTGTGTTCATGGACAGAGAGTGGGCAGAAGCCATGAAAGCTTCCAGCGTGCCACAATTCAAGGAGCATTATTTCAATGCAAATGTCTTAAAACGTTACATCGGTGCTGACTTGTCAGACCCTGTAGCCAGAGAGGCACGCGCTGTCGAAAAACTCCTAGAATCCGAGGTCCGCTGTGCGGTGAGTAATGAGCACCTGTACGATTTGTTTAATCGATCTTGGCTACACGCCCTCCCGGGCGTTCGATCCAAGCTGCTCCGTGCAAAGAAGATCTTGCACGATATTCCCGGTGAGTTTGACTGGGAAGAGTTCCCCAGGGCTTGTAATTTCAGCCCTGGCGCAACCGTGGAATGGCCCAAAGTTCAGGCACAACTCCATAACAAATGGGCTTCGTCAGCCTACGTTACACGCAATGCTCGCCCTTACGTACACGCCTTCAGGGCGTGGTGCGGGGACGTTGTATCGGGGTCGAGTTGGGGGGATTATTCTCCTGACTTGATCTGCGATTATAACGTGGTATTCACTGTCCCTAAGAACTTTGAGCGTGATAGAACGGCATGTAAGCCGGTGACTTGGAACGGCTTCTTCCAAAAAGGAGTCGGAAAAATGATCCGTCGTCGTTTGAACCGCAAGAAGTTACTGCTGCCCGACGCCCAGGAATTTCACCAGGTGTTGGCTAAAATCGGTAGTCGAACAGGAGCCCTATCGACGCTAGACCTTTCGGGGGCTAGCGACGGTATCTCTCTATCACTTATCGAAGCGTTGCTTCCGCGTAGTTGGTACCGGGTCATTGCCGACCTCCGTGAGGAGTTCGGAAAGCTCCCCAGTGGCGAGTTCGTCACATGGGAAAAGGTATCGACGATGGGTAACGGGTTCACTTTCGAACTCGAGACCGCTTTATTCTACGCTTTGGCAGCTGCTAGTTGCAGCAGAGGTAGCTTAGTAACGCTATATGGGGATGACTTCATTGTCCCCACGAAACACGTTGACTCCGTAGTCGAGACCATGGTTATCTGTGGTTTCGAATTTAATCGTGAGAAGACTTTTACCGCGGGGCTCTTCCGAGAGTCGTGCGGCGGTCATTATTACGATGGAGTAGACGTCAAACCTTTTTACATAAAGAACCTCCCTAGTGGCTTCTCTGAAGTCATTAACCTGCATAACGACATCGTTCGCTGGATCGGTGACTGGCCAAGGCCGGACCATCGATTCTTCAAAGTGTGGCGTATATGTAGGGAAATCGTGCCTCGTAAGGCATGGGGACCGCCAGGTAAAGCTGGTGTTCTCTGGGCGGAGTGGGATGACTGTAGGCCAAGTTATGTACCGGCCAAACAGGCGTTCGTGGTGCACGGGTGTGCACGGGTTACACGCACGTGGATCGATGATTCACATATCGGTTCTTACCTCCAGAACTTGTGGGAAAAGGGCGAAGAGATCGACGACACCGCCCATAGCAATTACCGGGAAACCGGCACTTGCGAAAGGTGGTGTAAGCTTTACGTCGATCGTGTACAGTGGAAACGTCTCACGGCGGAAACGCTTTGCACTTAG